AGCTTAGTGCCCCAGGTGTCGTCAGATGCACCGACCTCGGGTTTAGTTAAGCCATAGGTTGTGGTGGTTGTATCAGCCATCGTTAGTCACCTCGGTAATCAGATTCCGTCCAGGTCTCGGACGCATTTATTTGCTCTATCCATTTGTACCTAGCGAACGTGCCGACGTCTGACCCGGCGTTATCACTAGCAGAGAATGGTCTAATTCTAACATAGTTTATTGCTACTGAAGCTGTAGCACTATCTGCTGCCGCTCCCACTATAGACATGAAGCCCTGAGCGGTTGCTAAAGACACACTAGCGTCTGTTATATCACCTAGCCTTACTCTGACCCCAATTGTCGTTACATTAGAATTAGATGAGTCAATGGAGCCTCCTAATCTAACGCGATCGTAGTCAGCCTGAGTGACACTTGAGGTTACTGATACGGCAGATGCTGCTATCCATAATTGAGGATAGCCATATCTAGCAATAGAATAACGACCAGTACCGTAGCCTTTTCTTAACCTGTAATCGTACTCTGCACCACCGTAAACGTAGACCCCAGACACGGTAACAGAGGCCGCCGAGCTGTCTGCTACGGATGCCTCATATACCTGCGGATAGCCATACCTTGCTACGTTGTATGGACCAGTGCCGTAACCGGCTCTCAGCGCCATTAGTCTAGCGTGATGTCCAGATCACCAGTAGGGATACGGAAGACGTCCCCGGTGGCGATAGCCTTGGCAGTCGTGAGGACCGCATGGACCAACATAGTGCCGCCGCTAGAGGCAGTGAATACGCCAATGTGGCTCACCGTGCCCCAATCAGCAGTAGCAGCAGGAAACTCTACCGCGCCGCTGTTACTTGCGGTATCACCTGTTACAGTGAACGTGGCCGCTGTGCGAGCGTATGAGCCGCCTGTGACCTCTGTACCGGCAGCGCCAGTGTCAGTAGGGTCAGATGTAAAGAGGCCGATATACCACGCTGTAGGGCGTGTGACTGAACCTGCTGTTAGTCCCCAGTTGAGGACGTCTGTCTCGAACGAGTTAGTAAAGCTCATCTAATAGCTCCTGATCTTTAATCGTAAACCAGAGCCGCCAGACTTGGCCTTATCGCTCTGCAAATTAGTTCCTGCTACAGCACCAGAGTATAACACACTCCAGACCTGCATTCGGGCGTCGTCCTTCAAGTATGGGGCAGACTGAGTCAGCGATCCGTACAGGTAGGCATCCGGTGACATCTCTAGCAGCCAGTTAGAGGCGTTAGAGTCTGATAGCTGCTCTAGCTCTGCGTAGTACAGTAGCTCGCCGCTATAGGTAGTATCGGGCGTAGGATAGACCTCTATAGCCTCACCTGACACAGCGTAGTAGCGTGGCTTGCCCTGAGCGTCGTTAGTGTCCATGCGGTATTGCAGCATGTCGTCTAGCGATAGCAGCTCTAGCCTTGATGATCTGCCGTCGTCCAGGTGGAAGCGTACAGGCTCAAGGAAGTCTGCCGGTAGCTGCGAGTACCTGGTGTCTATCTGACCCTCGGACCGCTTCTGCATCTTGTAGTGACGCACCTCACGCTCCATCTGGGCCTCTGCTAGAGAGATGAACGTAGGGATGATCGCCGTTAGATCGTCCCGGTTGAGGAAGTCAGCTATTGTAGACTTCAGCTCTGTGTATGTTGTGATTGCCATGATTGTGTCCTGTTTACATCATCACGTCGAATATAGACTGCGGATTGTACACCTTAGTCTTGGGCGTAGATGACAGATCAAGAAGGCCTCTGATTGCGTCCCTGGCGAAAGACGGCATCGCCATTTCTCTCTCTCCAGTTTCAATGTTGCGACGATATGGCAGTAGGTCGCCGTATTCGTAGCCCTGCTGTGGTTGCGGGTCCATGCCGAGTGTCTGCATCTTTTGGTCTACTACAGCGTTATGTCTTGCCACCGCTTCATCCCGCAAGTAATCCATAGGGTCACCGGAACCTTGGCTGTCTGCTGCGACCATTGCAGCCATGACCCCCGCCTCTGGTCGGCTTGGCAGTATCTCGCCAGTTTTGTCGTAATGATTTACTCTATTGATCCACTTATCGTCTGCTATTTGAAACAGCTTCGGGTCCATCATAAGCGATCCTAGCTGACCACTTTCCCCTCTGCCTTGCGCTTGCATCCACTTGAACGCATCTGGAAACATGACGCTTGCCGGTCTTGAGACCTCTAGCCCGCCTTCATATTGCCCTAGTATCCCAGTATTGTATGCGCCATGACCCTCCATTGGCACAACATTAGCTCCAACATCCGCTTTAAAAACCCCATAGCCAGAATCACCACGGTTAACATTAACCAGGTCTGGCTCTATGATTGTATTCATAACGTCAGGTCGTACAGGGAAACCCAAATCTCTATATTTGGCGCTATCCATAGTCTCTGTAAATTTTATTCTTCTAGCGCCCGCTCCCTCCATCGGGTATTTACCAAGACCCATAAGTTGGTCATATGCATCAGGAGAATCAAGACCTACCCAATTAGGATCTTTCTTTCGCATATCATCATCAAATTGTTTTTTGGCTTTTTTAGGAAGCTGCAAAGACTGAGTCATCTGAAATAATGACCCAGCAGTTGGGTTGGTAAAGTTATTAGCAGGGTCAGCAGAGGCTGTGTAGACACCTAATACATTAGGGTTGTCCGTTCTTTCTGCTGCGAAATCAAAATTACCTTGCTTCTTTGAGGCTTGGTCTAGCATTGATGCGTAAGCTAGAGGGGTGTCTTGATAACGTCTTATAAAGTTAACACCGCCGTCAGAGTTTTGCGGTGTAGGGAGGTCTATTCCTTGGATGCTCTCTATTGTCCTTCCAGTGACTGTTCTATCACCAAACACAGGGACTAGAGTATTTCCGAGCATATCTTCTGGAGTGATGATCTTTCTATTACCAAGATCCGCATCAGTGAATTTATCTTGGCCGTCTCTCCTCAATACCTCTCGGCGTCTTACGGCAGGATTCTCAAGGCTCTTATTGTATTTAGTAATAGCGCTTTTGACGTTTCTTTCAGATGCCTCAGTGCCAGGCTGTAGAAACCCTAATCGTCTGAGGTTCTCTACGCTAGTATCACCAAATTTAGTTGCTAAGCTTAGAAGTCCTGCCATGCTCTGCGTTTCCTATCTCCGAGCACTCCTTACAGATGTAGCCCATATCAATCTCTACAGCGTCGGAGTGTTTGACTATTGACCCGCATGCCACGCAGCCGGTCATTGCTTGATTCTCATACATAATGTATTCCTTGGTTGTGAGTATAACACAGACTAAGCGATCCCTCGGATGTTGCGACGGATAGGTGCTCCCCAGACGTGTGTAGGCTTGTAGCCCACTGCCAGGTAGCGAAAAGAGTCTGCTGCGTGAGAGGTCCAATCGTGCAGAGGTCTGCCCCGCCATGCCTTGCCGTTCTCGTCCCAATCCCGGCGATACTGCCTCAGAGCGTCAATGCCACGCTCGCAGCGCTCTTGGTCAAACCAACACTGCGGGATCATTGAGCGGACCTGCTGTATGCCATCCTCAACGCTGAGCATAGGCGCGACTATGACGTTGCTCAGGCCTAGAGACTGCAATACCTCGAGCCTAGACTTGCCGGTGCCTAGCTCTTTGACCCGGACGTCGTGAGGCAGGATATGTTGGTCGTAAATGTAACCTTTACCCTGAAGCACCTGCACATAATGATCTAGAGCGCAGCCAGAGTTCTCGTAATAGTCAATGATACGGATCTCTTTGCCGATATACTGCGCGAACCAGATCACGGTCGTGTCGGCCATGCCTAAGTCCCATGAGGTCACCACAGCGGTAGACTTGTCATAAGGCACAGCGCAGAGCTTGCCGTCTGTCTTAGCCTGTAGCATCTCTAGAGCGTAGTAGCTGCCCTCTATGTGAATGCGGTAGTCGCCTTCCCAGACGTGCTGATAGATGTCTGGGCGCTTCTCTAGATCCTCGAGCCTTGCCTGCTCTAGTACGTCAGGGAACCACGGATTGTCAGACCACTGGAGTTCAGCAATCTTGGCGTCCTTTGGTGGGTCCTCACGGAATCGCTTGTGCGTTGCTGAGTTCTTGCTTTCTGGGTTCCATGTCACCCAGATCTCTGAGTCGTGCTCTCGGACAGACGGTATGAGCTTCTGCCAGGCTGTCTCTGTTACGCTCTCTGCCTCATCAACCCAAGCCAGTAATAGCCGTGACTTAGACTTCAGTGAGTCTACGTTAGTGCGGAGGCCGGCGAAGGCGTAATTAATCCTGCCGTCCTTGCTGCGTATGTAGCGCTCCCCGATCTCGTAGTAATCAGCCAGGAACGACACAGAGTTGATAGCTGCCTTGATCTCCTCAAGGGATGACTCACTGAGAGAGTTAAGGTGCTCACGTCCGCAGAGGATGATGCCTGCCCTGCCCGCCTTGCCTTCCTGGTAACCCCTTAGAGCTGTCATTAGAGCGAAGGTGCGAGTCTTGCCAGACCCACGGCCGCCAAAGGCACCACGGTATCTAGCCTTGCCC